ACTCGCCGCGAAGAAAAGAGCGACCAGTTCGGGGGCAGGTCTGAGTTTCGTGTGACGTCACACAACGGCCCCGCCTGAAATGGCCTCCTCGAAGTTCACGCCGGAGGTCCGCGGCGCGCTGCTGGATCTCCTCGCCGATGGCCTTGTTCTAAAGGACGCCTGCCGGGAGACCGAGGTTCGCGAGAAGACCGTCAAGGGCTGGCTCACTCGCGGCCGCAAAGAAGACGACGGCGACTACGCCGAGTTCGCCGCGGCCGTCGATGCGAGTCGCCAGGACGCGACCGACTTCGAGTCCCCGATGGACGAGGACGAACTCAAGCTCGCCGTCTCGCGCGCCGCCAAGAAAGGCTCGGTCGCGGCGCAAAAGCTTCTATGGGAAATGCAGAGGGCCGCCACCAATGACCCCGCCGACGAAGACGCCGACCCATTCTCGGCGCTCGACTCCGAAGACGAGCTCGCCAAAAAGCGCGCCGCGGCCGAAGCCGTTTAGCGTCGATCACTTCCGGGCCTACGCCCGGCTGATGGTCCTCGACAACGGGTCGAACTGGGAGCCCGAGGACTTCCAGCTCGAATACATCAAGGATCTCTTTGGCGGCCATCGGGAGGTCTGGCTGATCCTGCCCGAGGGGAATGGCAAGGCCCTCGACGTCGACACGCCGCTTCCCACTCCTACCGGGTGGACCACGATGGGCGAGGTCAATATCGGCGATGACCTCCTAGGTGCCAACGGGGAATCGGTTCGAGTTTCCTTCACGACGCCAGTGCAACATGACCGCCAGTGCTTCGAGGTCCAGTTTTCCGATGGCGCTTCTGTCATCGCTGACGCGGACCATCTTTGGGAGGTCGAAGGGGCGCACGACGAATATCGCCGTCGCGTTCTTTCCACGGACCATCTCGCGAAAATCGGGACTCACCTATCGTCGGGAGCCCGGCGCTGGCGAGTCCGATTGGCCCCACGCCGAGGAGACCTGCGGGACTTGCCAATCGACCCCTACGTCCTCGGGGTCTGGCTGGGGGATGGGCACACCGCCAGCGGCCGAGTCACGAACGTCGACGAGCTTGTCTGGGATCGACTCACGGTCGCTGGCTATGAGATTGGGCCGCCGACCTCCGGGAGCGCGAAAACCTGCACGGTTCTGGGACTCGCGGCTCAACTTCGCGTGCTAGGACTACTGGGGAATAAGCGCATCCCCCCGAACTACCTGCTTTCGTCTTGGGATCAGCGACTCTCCCTTCTACAGGGCTTGATCGACACGGACGGCACCGTCAGCAAGGCGGGACAAGTCACGTACTACTGCACGAAGCAGCCGCTCGCCGATGACGTCCAGCGCTTGGCCTGGTCGCTGGGCCTTGCAGCATTCATGGATGAGGATCGAGCGAAGTTCGAAGGCCGCGACGTTGGCTCTTGCTTCAAGCTGACGATCGCGTGTGATGCCGCAACGCCGATTGCTTGGCTGCCTCGCAAGAGGAAGCGCCTGAAGAAGTCGGGGATGACTTGTCGGCACCGCCGAATTTCGGGCATCGTGCCGGTGGCATCGCGCCCGGTCAGGTGTGTGCAGGTTGACTCCCCCGACAGCCTGTACCAGGCTGGCGCCGCTGGGGTTCTGACCCACAACACGACCTTGCTCGGAGGCGTCGCCCTTTACCATGGCGACTACACCCCGGATGCGATGGTGCCGATCGGCGCCTCGTCTCGGGACCAGTGCCAGATCCTCCACGACCAGGCCGCCGGCTTCGTTCGTCGCTCGCCGGGGTTCAACAAACGGTTCCGAGTTTTCGACGGCTACCGCCGGATCTCATGCCTTCGGAGCATGGGCCGGATCCAGGTCTTCGCTGCTGATGACCGAACGGGCGATGGCGTGATCCCGACGCTTTGCCTGTTGGACGAGCTTCACCGGCATCGCGACCTTCGGCTCTACCGGACCTGGCGGGGGAAGCTCGACAAGCGCGGTGGCCAGCTCACCGCGATCTCGACGGCCGGCGAACCGAACACGGAGTTTGAGGAGGTCCGTTCCCTACACCGGGCTCGAGCCGACGATGTCCAGTCCTTCCCCGGGCACATCCGGGCCGAAGGCGGCGGCATGGTCCTGCACGATTACCACGTCGCCTCAGAAGACGAAGTCGAGGACATGGCGGCCGTCAAGCTCGCCAACCCTCTCCCTTCGATCACCGAGAAGTCGCTGGCGGCAAAGCATGGCTCGCCAACGATCTCCCCGGCCCACTGGAAGCGGTTCGTCTGCAACATCGCCACTCGAATTGAGGGCGATGGGATCTCACCGGAAGAGTGGGATGCGCTATTCGAGGAGGGCGTCGAAGGCCAGCCTGGATGCTGGTCGATGGGCTTCCTCGATCTCGGTTGGCAGATCGACTGCACGGCGATGGGGGTCCTGGTCTGGGAGTCCGATACGCGCCGGGTCATCTCCGGCGTGAAGGTTTTCGAGCCTCCCGTTCGCGAGAAGGCCGTTGTCGAAGGGCTAGTTGAGCTTCAGAAGAAATTTGGCCCGCATGGGTGGGCCTTCGACCCCAATGCGTCCGGTCAGCAGATGGCGCAGCTGCTCGACGCCGGCGAACATCCCAAACAGCAGGGCGTCGAGTTCCACTTCATCGAGCACACGCAGGACAACGCGCCGATGTCGCTGGCGGCGGCTCGACTGGACGAAGCGATCCGCAACGGCTGGTTCGTCCACGACGGCAACCCCGATCTTCGGTTCCATGTCCTCAACGCCGTCCGGCGCAAAACGATGGCCGAGAAGTACCGCTACGACCGCCCGCCCGACGCAAAGGGCGAGAAGCGCAAGAAGTACCCAATTGACGCCCTCACCGGTCTGTTGATGGGGAACTCCATAGCGGTGGACGAGCACGACAAACCGAAAGCCCCGATAGCGATCTGGGGCAATCCTCGCTGATCTTTGAAAGGGCCATCGAATGCCGAACGGAAAGCAGCTTGCGCTCGGCCTGACGGTGGCTGGCGCTGCACTTGTGATTCTCGGTCTGGCCCTCATGTTCGGACCACTGGTGCTCGTGGTGGTTGGGGCGATTGCCTTTGTTGCCGGCGGGTTCGGAGTGGACCTCTAATGCTGCATCCTCCCCCGGTCCCGACTTTCCTGGTTAAGCCCTCTGACGCTGGCCGATCAGCTCAGCGACGTCGTCCCTCCCCGATGCAGCGGAGCGTCTAAGGATGAAGTGGCTTGCCGGTAGACCAAATGGCCTCCTGCCGCTCGGCGACTGGACCTTCCGCCACCGCGGTCAGGTCACCTTCCAGATCGAGCGGGTTTGTCGAGTGATCGATTCGCAGTTGGCGAAGCGCGACCGGATCGACGCCGCATACCTTGAGCGGAAAGCAGTTCGCGCGTGAAGCTCTTCCAAGCCCTCAGCAAACGTTCCGAAACGTTCGGCCTCGATGAACTGATCGAATTCATGCAGTTCCAGGGGCTGAATTACCCGGTCCAGCCCACCCAGACCCTTGGCTCCCCGGTCGAAGAGATCGGCGGCGACTTCCAGGGACTCGCGCAGGCCGCCTACAAGCAGAACGGCGTGGTCTTCGCCTGCATGATGGTTCGCCAGCTTCTGTTTCAAGAGGCGCGGTTCAAGTATCGACGGCTGGAAAGCGGGCGCCCCGGCGAGTACTTCGGGACCACGGACCTTGTCCCGCTAGAGAAACCGACCCCGAACTCAACTACGGGCGATCTACTGGCACGAGTGATCCAAGATGTCGACCTTGCCGGCAACTGGTACGGGCTTCGTCGCAACAACCAGATCCACCGCCTCCACCCCGAATACGTCTGGATCGTGCTGGGGTCGAAAGCGGACCCTGACTACGCGCGGACTGCCTCTGACACGGAGGTCATCGGCTACGCCTACAAGCCCCCGATGGGCGAAGCAGAGTTCTTCCTGCCTGAGGAGATCGCTCACTTCGCGCCCTACCCGGACCCGATGGCGAACTTTCGGGGCATGTCCTGGTTGACCCCGGTGATCCGCGAGATCATGGGCGACCAGGCCGCGATGACCCACAAGCTCAAGTTCTTCGAGCAAGGCGCCACGGTCAACATGGTCGTCAAATTCGAAGCCGGTCTCGGCCAAAAAGAGGTCGAAGAGTGGATCAAATTGATGGAGAGTCAGATCGGCGGCGCCGCCAACGCCTACCGGACGCTTTATCTGGGCGGTGGGGCCGACGCCACGCCGGTCGGCTCCAATTTGAAGGACGTTGCCTTCAAGGAGGTCGTTGGGGCGGGCGAGACGCGGATCGCTGCGGCGGCGGGAGTGCCCCCCGTCATCGTCGGACTCTCCGAGGGGTTGCAGGCCGCGACCTATTCCAATTACTCGCAGGCCCGACGACGCTTCGCGGACGGGACCATGCGCCCGCTTTGGCGCAACATCGCTGCCTCGCTCTCTTCGATCATCCGGGTCCCACCACGAGCCGAGCTCTGGTACGACGATCGCGACATTCCGTTCCTTGCCGATGATCAGAAAGAGGCAGCGGAAACGCAGGCCACGAATGCGCAGGCCATCAAAGCGCTGACCGACACGGGTTATGAGCCGGGATCAGTTGTCGATGCGGTCACTGCGGGCGATTTGAAGCGTCTAAAGCATTCCGGACTTATGAGCGTGCAGCTCCTACCGCCGGGCACGAACGGGAAGTCCACCGAAAAGGATGGAGGGGAAGGTAAACCCCCGGCCGAAGAAAACTCCGCTCGCGCCATGCTTGAGCGGGCGAAGGATCAGGACCCCCCTGGCGAGGCCGATCTTCGAGGGATCATCGAACGTTTCGAAGAGGTCGAGGCCGAAGTCCGCTCCCTGCTCGTGGAGGCCATCACGGGCGATCGAGGTCGACTCCTCGGCCGCGCCCTGATCGCTTTGAACAGCCTTCGCTCCGAGCGGGTCGAAGATGCGGTCCATCTGGCCTACGAGGCTGCCTATGACAATGCGGTCGCAGATATCGAAGCGCAGCGATCGAGTCCCGGCGCCGAACGGCTGGCCGAATCGCTTCAAGAGAAGCTGATGGCGGCGATCACCGAGGCCGAAGGGCGCAGCAAAGAAGCCTTCTCGAAGGTCGACCAGGACAACTTGACCGAACTGAGCCAGGACGCGGTGACCGGATTTGTGGACGAAGCGGATCGTCGCTGGGCCCTCGGCGCCTATGCGGCCAACGAAGTCCACACGCTCGGTCGTCGGGCTACCTCGCGGGGAGTAAAGGCTGCCTCCGCAGGCGGCATGGTCCGTATCTCCTCGCACGGAACCAAGGTCCCGATTTGCATACCGCTCGAGGGCAAAGTCTTCCCTGCCACGTCAGCACCCGAGCCACCGTTTCACAGCGGCTGCGAGCACATGCTCGAAGCCATCGGCTAGCTGCAGCCAGCCGATCCCTCAAGCCACCTTTCGAGACCCCGCCGGCGGGGTGAAACCAGATTGAAAGGAACACCACCCGCTATGGGTAAATCACTCCAGCCTCCGAAGGGTTCGGATCAAGACGGCCTGGTGCGGGAATTCGCAGAGGCTCGCCTAGAAGTGCGCGCCAGCCAGGGGATGAAGATGCCGACGCTCTTCGGCTACATCATCCGCTTTGACGAACCGACCGAGATTGATTCGTGGGAAGGCCGATTCATCGAGCGCATCGCTCCTGGCGCTGCCAAAAAGACGCTCAAGGACAACGGCGATGCGATCAAAATCCTCTTCGACCACGGGCACGATCCCAACATTGGTTCTAAGCCACTCGCCAAGCCTCAGTGGGAAGAAGACGAAGAAGGGGTCCGCTACGAGGGCGAGCTTTTCGACTGCGACTACTGCCGCGAGCTGGTCCCCGGCCTCGAAGCAGGCCAGTACGGTGCGAGCTTCAAATTCAGGGTCATCAAGGAATCCTTCGACGAGGAACCTGAACCCTCAGATGAAAACCCGGAGGGCCTTCCTGAACGGACTATCGAAGAGCTAAAGCTCTACGAGGGCGGCCCAGTCGTTTTTCCCGCGTATGTCGGCGCATCGGCTGGGGTCCGCTCGCGTTCGGGCACCGCCCGGATCTTCATGGAGCGGGCAAAGCAGGATCCGACCAAGGTCCCGGAGCTGGTCGAACTATTCACGGAATGGGTTCGAACCGATCCGGACAGGGTCCGCGATTTGCTCGCAGAGAAGGACGGCGACGGTGAGGCGACGTCCGAGACCAAATCTTCAACCGACGAGGTCACCGAGACCGAGTCGGAAGAGGGGGATGCCGAAGGGCACCCCGTCAACAAGTCCAATGATGGAGCCGAGCCCGCTCACTCCGACGAGGGACGTCAAGCCACCACGCCAATGCCAATCGAGTTCGAGGACCGCGAAGACTGGTTCGAGGACGAGAGTGAAAAGGAGTGGAATCTTCCATGACTCCCGATGAGATTCGAGCGCGGCTAGACGAAATCAAAAGCCGGCTCAAAGAGATCGACACCGAGTACAACGGCAAACCGCTCCCTGACGGGCTCCGCGACGAGTTCAAGTCGCTCGTCAACGAGAAAAAGGACCTGACCCGGCTCGAAAAAGAGCTGGAAGCGCGCCGCCAGGTCGTCGAGGAGGCCGCCGAGAACGAAGAGAGCCGTGAGCTCGGCTTCCAGGTCAAGAAACCGCGTATCCGCGGTGAGGAGATCTACGACCTCAGCACCATCCGCACCTCCGCTGCCAGTCCTGAGGGCATGGTCCATGAGATGCAGGACCGGGCCATGGAGGCGATCGAGCGGGGTGCCTATCCCGCCGACAGCGTCTCCAAGGAGGAGGCTCAGGGTAACGTCGAGCGTCTCCTAAAGGCGAAGGACACCAAAGACGGGAAACTGGCCCGTCACATCCTCGAGACCGGGTCCCCGACCTACTCGCGGGCTTTCGGGAAGAAACTGGAAGGTAGGGAGCTCACCGACGCCGAGTCGCGCGCCCTGTCGACCTCCAACGAAGCGGGCGGCTTTGCCATTCCGTTCACGCTGGACCCGAGCGTCGTTCACGCCTCCAACCACTCCGTGAACCCCTGGCGGGCCATCGCGCGAGTCGAGCAGGTCGTGACCGACAACTGGAACGGCATCACGTCGGCCGGCGTCAAAGCCCGGTACACCACGGAGGCCAGCGAGGTCGAAGACAACTCGCCGACCTTCAAACAGCCATCCATCCATCCTGAGCGGGCGGATTGCTTCATTCCGTTCTCGGTCGAGCTGGGGCAGGACTGGGCTGGCCTGCAGGCTGAGATCACGTCGATGATTCAGGAGGCCAAGGACGATCTGGAGGCGAGCAAGTTCGCCTTCGGGGATGGCGAAGACGAACCGCAGGGAGTCCTCATCGGAGGCACTGCGTCCTTCAAAACCGCCGGCACCGCCGTCATCGCCGTAGCCGATGTGTACAAAGCCGAAGAGGAACTCCCTCCCAGGTACCGCCCGCGTGCCCAGTGGGTCGCGAACCGGTCGATCTACAACCGCATCCGTCAGTTCGACACTGCTGGCGGGGCGAACCTGTGGACCGAGAACCTCCAGAAAGGTCTGGCGAACAATGTCCCGACCCCTGGCAACACCGGCTACAACCTGCTCGGCTACCAGGCCAACGAGTGCTCCACCATGGGCACCACGGTCGCATCGGGCGGGACGGTCGCGGTCATCGGGGACTTCTCCCGGTACGTGATCGTGGATCGAATCGGCATGTCGGTCGAGCTGGTCCCGCACCTGTTCGCTACGGGCAACAACCGCCCGAGCGGCCAGCGTGGGTTCCTCGCCCTGTGGCGCAACAGCGCTCAGGTGATCGACGCGAACGCGTTCCGCAAGATCATCACCCTGTAGCACGATAGGGGCCGGGGGCGCACGCTCCCGGCCCCGCCACCAACCTCGAAAGGATCATCAATGGCGACCGGAGTCTTCAAAGCAAAAGTGCCGTTCTCGACCGACGTGAATGGCGTCCCCAAGTCCGTCCTTCGGGGCGAGCTGTATTCGGGCAAGAACCCCCTGGTGCGAGCGAATCCGCACCTCTTTGAGGAGGTTACGTTCGGTGATGCCTCTGGGGTCGAGCAGGCCACCAAGGCGCCGAGCGAGAAACGCGAGACTAGCCCCGCCGCCAAGAAGCCGAAAGGCAAGTAGAGCCGTGGCGAGTCGGTTCTATCGGCAGCAGGGAGGTGATGACCTATCGCCGTGACGGCCAAATGGTACGGCGTGCCGATCAAAAACATGTTCTCCGGTGCCAACGTAGTCGACTGGGACACGGACACGATCAAGTGCGCCCTGGCTACTTCGAGCTACACGCCCGACCAGGATACGCACGACTTCTTCAATGACATCACGAATGAGCTGACGACCGAAAACGGCTACACGGCTGGTGGCGTCACGCTGACTTGTTCGGCGCCGAGCTACGACACGGCTACGAACGAGATGCGCCTCGATGCAACCGACGCGGAATGGACTGCGACGGGCTCGGGCATCACCGCCCGTTACGCGATCGTCTACAAATCGACTGGTTCTGCCGCAACCTCCCCACTCCTCGGATACGTTGACTTTGGGGCCAACAACACGGCCGCTGCGGGAGCAAAATTTGTGATCGTGTGGGACTCGACCGGCGTCCTCAAGATCACCGCGAGTTAGTAGTAGAAGGGGCGATAGGTGGCAGCTCCAACCTATGTCTCGCAGGCCAACGGAACCGGGGCGGTTGGGACTTCAGCTTCGGCTACTGCTCCCGAACGTGCCGTGGGAGATCTACTGCTCGCGTTTCTTCTCACCTCGAACACCGCCGCCGTGACCGCCTCTGCTGGTTGGGCCCTCATTGCCCCCTCGCCGACGACCGGGTCAACCACGGTCCAAATCAACAGTTACATCAGGATCGCCACCAACACCGCCGAAGATAACTTCAAAGGCGAATGGACCGGCTCGGTCTACGCAGCGGCAGACGTCATGCGGTTGACCGGCGCACGGCGTATCGCGGCGGTCGATGCCTCCGATGCAGACAACTCGGGGACGAGCACCGAACCCGAAGCACTGAGCCTGACGACCAATGGCCCGCTGCGGCTGCTGGTGATGGTTGAGGCCACGTTCACGGGGGGGCTCACCCACACTGCTCCTGCTGGGTTCACGAAACGAATCGCCACGAACGGCGTGGTCGTCTACACGGCAGAACAAGCGGTAGCAGGGGCCTCGGGCGCGAAAAAAGCCACGCTCTCTTCATCGAGCGTTTGGGCGGCGCATATGTTCGCTCTCTTCCCGGGTCAAGCCCCACCCTTCGCGTCGCGCGCCGCCCGCAACTCACTACTTAGACGTTAGGAGATTTACCAACAATGAATGCTGCTGAGCAGATCTCCCGCGACTTGGAGCCGTTCCTGGGCAGCGAGTTCGATGCCAAGGCAGAACGCAAGGCGCGCAAGGCGCTCAAAGAGGCGGGCTTCAACCCCGACGTCATCGTTTTCGGCGCCGGTGCCAAGTGGCGCGACAGTCCCGAGCCTCCCCACTTAGGTGAGTCGACGGAGGACTACCAGAAGCGAATCGTTCAGTTCGAAGCCCAGCCGCACCCCGGCATCGCCTACATCGAGGTTGAACTGAAGCTGACCGTGGGAGAGGTGGGTTGATGTTCGGGCTGGGGCGCGCATACACGGTTCCATTCTCCGCTGTCGCCGTGACCGCCAAACAAGATCTCTTCTATCTGAAGCCGGCCGCAGACAAGCCCATTTCGCTGGAGTGGGTCGAAATTGCTGCATCGGGTGGTACTGCCGACGCAGGCGACGCCCAAGAGGAGCTGCTCGATATTCGGGTTATCAAGCTACCGGCGACCGTGACCGTAGGTTCTGGCGGCACCGCCCCGACGCCGAGCCCGCTTGCGACCAACGATGCCGCCGCCGGCTTCACTGCCCGCGTCAATGACACCACTGTCGCCACGACCTCAGGAACCGCGCTAACCATGCACCCAACTGGCTGGAACAACCGCGTGCCTGGCCTCTGGATGCCACCGCCAGAGCATCGACAGCTTGTTGCTAACGCGCAGGCAATCGTTGTTCGCTTGGAAACCGCGCCCGCCGACTCAATTCTCCTCAGCGGCGTGGCGTACGTGCGCGAGATGATCTAAGCCGATGGGCGTCGGGGTGTATCGCCGACCCCCTCGGTTTCGTCGGCGGGTTCTCTGGGTTCCCTCAAAGCCCCAGAACGTACAAATCGAAGCACCGGCGGCGGGGGCGACCGCCTCGATATCCAGCTCGGTCCCACAAGTGCTGGTCGTGAGCGCTGTCGCCCAGGCCAATGCGAGCGTAGCCCCCCCAGTTCCGAGTATCCAGACGAATTCTTCGGTGGCATCTGCCGCGGCATCTGCGTCGACCCCGATCCCCCAGGTAGGCATCGGCGGAGTTCCGGCCACTGCCACGGGAAACGCGTCTCCTCCCGTTCCGGCGGTCGAGCTTTTCCCCTCGGCAGCCAGCGCCACGGCCGCGGGAACCGTTCCGGTGCCATCGATCCAGATCGTCGGATCACCCGCGATCGCGAGCGCATCCGGCCCGACGCCGATTCCTGCGATACAGGTTGTGTCTCCGGTCGCGAGTGCTACCGCGACTGCCCTTGCGCCAACCATCACCACCAAACACGGCGCGGTAGTGGAAAGCGACATGCCGACGACGTTGGCGCTCTCAGATCCTGGCGCCATTCTCTCAATGGCCACCCCGAGCTACTCGCTGAAAGTTGGTGATCCGGGTGGGGTACTTGCCCTGGATGGCAACGAACATCGGCTGCGGCTGAGCGACAGCGGCGCCTCGCTCGACGTTTCCGACCCCGATGCATCAATCGCCCTTGACGACCACGAGACGGAGCTGAAACTCGATGGCTAACTCGACCTACACGGAGGGCGATACCTGGCCGCCCCAGCGCTTCAAAGCCGAAGATGCAGATGGGCTGGTGGACCTGAGCACTGCCGACGAAATCGAAGCCCTGATCCGTGGCAAAAAAGGCTCCGTCCTAATCAGCGGAACCGCTGTGGCTATCCAGCCTCCCGACGAAGACGGCTACAACGGCAAATACGTCTGGGCCACTGGGGATCTCGATGAAGTCGCCGACGACTACGACGTTGAGATCAAGGTGACGTGGGACAAAGAATCCTCGCCCAAAAAGATCCAGACCTTCCCGAACAAAACCCCGCGGCCGACTCTCGAGGTCGTCGAAAGCAACGCCTCCTGATGGCCGTCGAGAAGGTAGAGCCGCGCCCGCCGCGACCTAAGCCGGCCAAGAAACCAGGCGAGGTCACCTACGGCAAGGGCGGCAAAGCGACCTACAAAGAGGGCAAGCGTGCCAGTCGATAGCGCCGAACTCGATCTGGTCCGCCTGAAGATCGGGGACACCGACACCGAAGCGGCCAAGCTGACCGACGACGAGATCGAAGTCTTCATCGAAGCGTGGCCCGAAAACGCCGAGATGGCTGCGGCCGACGCAGCTGACGCGATAGCGGCCAAATACGCCGACAGCTTCAACTTCTCCGAGGACGGCCAGTCCTTCAACCGACGCGAGCGAGTCGAACACTACGTCGACCTCGCCAAGCGCCTTCGTCTTCGTGGCGGCCAGTACGTCTGGCCCTTTGCCGAAGACGAATAGCGGACCTTCCCGGCCAGTTGGGCCGGACAACAACGTGGGGCGGGCACTGCGGTGGCCGGTGCTTTGCCCTGCGGTTTCGCCACCAACCGCCACCACAGAGGGAGCCACTATGTCGCAGGAGGATGACCTGGCACGACTCCGTGCCGAGATGGACCAAGCCCGGGAGGGCATGAAGGAGGTTGCCGCTTCCTGCTGGGCCTTTTACGCCGCCCTGCAAGAGGAAGGCTTCGAGGCTGGCCAGGCGTTGAAGATCACGATCTCTTGGCTGACCGAGATGCTCGGGAAGTCGAGTGAGCCGGATGAGTGAGTTCAACGGTGGAATTACCGCCGATATCAACGAGGTCCATGTCGTCGGCCATGCGGAAAGAGAGGATGGCCTGATCGTCACTCGCTGTCGCTGCCACGGGGACGTGCTGGAGAAGGTTGACCCCGGCTCGGAGCGAGTTTCCTGGCTTATCCCTGGGGCGCCAGCTGCCTTCGGCGGCACTGCCTTCGTTGCCGCACCTGTCATGACGACGAGCCACTGCGCAGGAACGGCGTTGGCCCGATGATTCCGACGACCGACCAACCGAAACTCCTCTGGCACTCGAACAGCGCCTGGGCACCAACCGGCTACGGAGCGCAGACCGCCCTATTCGCACCCCGGATCAACGAGACCCACGACGTCGGGATCTCGAGCTTCTACGGGCTAGAGGGAGCGCGCCTCAACTGGCAGGACATGACCGTCTACCCCGGCCTGGGTGGGGACTTTGGGAACGCCTCGCTCCCTGCTCACGCCGCGGCGCACTTCGGCGGCGATCCGCGGGGCGGACTGATCTTGACCCTGATGGATGTGTGGGTGCTCGACCCCCGGATCGCCCGCAGCTTCAATACCTGCTGCTGGGTGCCAGTGGACCATGAACCGGCGCCGCCGGCGGTGACGCAGTTCTTCGAGCACTCCGGATCGATCCCGATCGCTATGTCGCGGTTCGGCGAGAAGATGCTGTCCGCCTACGATCCGCTCTACGTGCCGCATGGCTGCTTTGACTATGACGCGCCGATCGCCATCGATGCGGGCCACCAAGCAAAGCTAGGTGACATCGTCACCGGATCGTCGGAGGTCGACCATGTCCTCGGGGTTGATGCAGATGGCGCTGTCGTTGACAGCAAGGTTCTCGATCGTCTTACGATCCCGCTGCTGGATTCTCACGCGCTCCGGATAGCGACCGAGACGGGACGCGAGATGATCATCACTCGTGATAACGAAGTTATGACGGCAGGCGGGTGGGAGGCAGCCGGTGCTCTTAAGACGACCGACTACATCTGTACCCTTGACGTAGAGCAAGTCAATGGGACGCGGACCAAATTGGACGACGGAGGAGCTCCGCATCCTGCAGGAGCACTACGAGCATGCGCCGAAGGCCGAGTTGCTCACGATGCTTCCGGACAGGAGTGCCGAGGCGTTGAAGATACGTGCGGGGCGCCTAGGTCTACGGCGCCGAGTCGGGGTCAGCTATTCGAGGCAGTCGCCTCTGCGGCGCGAGTTGTCGGACGCAGAATTGGCTTACCTCGCTGGCATCATCGACGGCGAGGGGCACATCACGGTCGTACGGGCTCAGCGTCGCAATTCGCGATTCCCGCTCTACTCCCCACGGGTCGGAGTGACCAACCAGTCCGAGCGCCTGATCGAGTGGATGGACGAGCGGGTGGCATGGACCATCAGGGATCTGAAACCAACCAAGGGCGAATGGGGTTGGGCGTACCGGCCGGCGGTTGTGGGCCACGCAGTGGCAGATCTCTTGGAAGTGTTGCTGCCGTTCCTCGTGATCAAGGCGGAGCAAGCGACGCTGGTAATTCGGTTTTGCGCGATGCGCTCTCTCTCCCCCACGGGCCAGCCTCTGAGCGAGATGGAGATCGAAACGGCGGAGGCAGCCCGCGCCTTGAATCGGCCCCGCCCGGCACCTACGAGCGCGTTGCTTCTATCGAAGAAGTCCGTCTCGAAACGGTCTACGACCTAAAGACCGAGACGGGCAACTTTCTCGTAGACGGAATGCTCGTCCACAACTGCGACACGAAGGTCTATCGGCCGATCCCGAAGGATGAGGCCAAGGCCTTCACTGAATTCCCCGACGACAAGTACATCGTCGGAATGGTCGCGGCCAACAAGGGGAACCCGTCTCGGAAGTGCTTCGCCGAGGCCTTGACTGCCTTCAAGGCATTCCACGCCGCCCACCCCGACTCCATGCTCTACCTGCACACGGAGATGACGGGACGCTTCGAGGGGATCAACCTGGCGCACCTGATCGAAGCGCTGGGAATGCCCGACGGTTCGGTCTTCTTCCCCGACCAGGACCGGCTGCTCTTCCACCCGTTCAGCCATACGGCGATGGCGAACGTCTATAGCTCATTGGACGTGCTGCTCTCGCCGAGTGCGGGAGAGGGGTTCGGGCTCCCGGTGATCGAGGCGCAGGCCTGCGGCGTCCCGGCGATCGTCACGGACTTCTCGGCTCAAGCTGAGGTCTGCGGGGCGGGCTGGAAGGTGAAGTATCAGCCCAACTGGACCCCGCAGGAGAGCTGGCAGGCGATTCCCGATGTGCAGGACGTGCTCGATGCGTTGAAGGCGGCGCACCGTCAGGACGATCGCCAGAAGGAAGCGATGAGCGCGGCGGCACGAAAGCACGCCGAAGGCTACGACGCCGACGTTGTCCTGAGCAAGTACTTCTTGCCGGCGCTCGAGAAAGTGGCGGAGCGGTATGCGGATCGGGTTCCCGTCGCGCTGAAGGCGGCAGCATGAAACGCCTTCGTCGCTGGTTCAATCGCAACTTCCGGACTCGGAAGACCTGGCACCCGTGGGGAAAACCGCAGTTGTCGCGGCCGGCATGGTGGAGAGACGGCGGTACTTTTGAGGTCGCGCGAGATTCTTACGCAGAGGCGCGTGTTGACCTTGACGCATGGATGGACCGGGTCGCTCCATGAGGGTCGGATGGCTCGCCGATGTCCATGACCCCCCTGGCGGCGCCGAGCTAACCCAAGCCGAGTTCAAGGCAGCGGCTCCGGAAGGCGTCGAGGCCATCGACTGCCCACCGGGTGCCGTCGAGCGTTGTGGTCGCTACGTCGTTAATAACCATCTGACCTACCAGCCGATCGACTTCATCGACCTGGCCGGGGAAGTGATTCGCTACCACCACGACATGCGTCCGCAGCTGGTCGCGGGTGCACGCTCGATCTTCTGCTCCCCGCTTCAACGGGACGCCTTGGGCTTGGAGGGCGAGTGCATTCCGCCGCTCATCGACCTCGCTTCGTTCCGCCCCACCCGACAGCAGCGCCGGAACACGGAGCGCAAAGGAACCTGCTGCGTCGGAGCCTTCATGAATCCCGGCAAGGGCGGGCACCTCGTCGCAGAGTGGGCAGTTGCGAATGAGCCGGTGGACCTGTGGGGCTTCGGTCCCTGTCTGCCACGGGGCGAGTTCGTCAACCAGTGCGGTTCCGTTGATCGCGTAAAGCTGCCAGAGCTGCTGGCCGAGTACGAGCGATTCGTCTTCCTCCCGACTGCGCTTGAGCCTTTTGGGCGTTGTGTTGTCGAGGCATGGGCGGCCGGCTGCGAGATCGTGACCAACAATCTCGTCGGGGCTCGCTACTACCTCGAAGAGGCGCCGGAGAAGCTGGAGAGTGCGGCCGAGGACTTCTGGTCGGTGGTGCTGTCGTGACGCTGCCAATCGAGCATCGCTGGGCCGTGATCGGCGGCCCGGCCGCGGCGGCCATCGTCTGTGCGATCGTGATCCTGGCGGTCAGCGGCTGCGGTAGCCAAGACCCCTGCAAGGAACTGGTCGGCGTCATCAAGGGCATCTCGATCTACCACGACAAGCCCGGCTGCGTGGCGCCGTGAGCCTGCCGATCGAGCATCGCTGGGAGATCAAGGGCCGCCCGCTGTTCTGGGTCGCGAAGCACGTCCAAGAGATTCCGCCCGATCGCGCCGAGTCGCTGGCCGACACGATGGCGCCGCTGGAGGAGCTGACGAGCATTCTGGGCTGCATCGTTCCCTGGACCCTCTCCGCCCTTACTCTCCGCGGGCTCTTTCGCAAGATGGCGCGCTTCGAGCGTCGGAACGGTTTCAACGGCGAGGTGGTCGAGGCGTGATCGACGCAATTATCCCCACCGTCGTCGGCCGCGAGGACGCGCTAGAGCGTTGCATCACCTCCTACGAAGTGAACACCGCGGCGGGCGTCCTGAACTTCATCATCATCCGCGACCGCGAGACCTGCGGTCAGGCGTGGATCGATGGAATGGGACTCTCGACCGCTCCCTACGTCCACCT